AGACAGCAGTAAAGAAAACAGTGGCGAAGAAAACAGCGAAGAAAGTGGCGACCAAAACCGCTCCTAAAGACCCAAGAAAGGAAGCAGCTCGGGCGTTTTATAACTTCTTCAGGAAGTATGATCAAGCGGAATTATCTACCAAGGTGATCCCGCTTGATGGAGTGGTAATCAATGCGACTTACCAGCTATGCATATATGAGGACTATATTGAGATCGATTGGTGCTCTTATGACGACGAGACCGTATCATCTCCTGCGGTTAGAAAAATGATGGACGTGATGAACATGGAAAAATGGGAGGACTGGTTCGACAATAACGTGGACACGTCTTCTTTGGACGGTTACTCCAAGGAAGTTAAGGCTATCTTTGACGAGTATAGAACCTTGTTCGATGCTTTTGCAAAACATGGGTTCTCCCTCGAAGGGGTGTTGGACATTTTTGAAACCGTCGATAACTTCGAGACGGCATATAAACAATGCTCGTCTAATAACGTGCGTTCCATTTACTTGAACTCTTCGTATAGCGCGGAAGTTCGTGAAGGATTCGGCTACGTCAAGGTCGGGTGTCAGAAAATCGACATCGACTCAGTACGAGGTATTCTTACCGCGTATGACGAGCTTAATCCCAAATAAACACTAGGATACCATAAGGTATGAAGTTAAGCGTATCAAAGGATGCAGACCCTAACTACCTTGCGGTTGTTGTAACTATTCCCGAAATCAAGCCTCACCCCAACGCGGACAAGTTGAGTTGTGTGGAGATTTTCGGGAATATCATCATCATCGCCAAGGATATGTATGCGGTTGGTGATAAGGTCGTGTATTTCCCGGTGGAATCATGCTTGAAACCCGAGTTTTTGTCTTGGGCGAATCTGTTTGACAAACCGGAGCTGAATGCGGATGAAAAGACCAAGGGGTTTTTTCAGAAACATAATAGGGTCAAGGCTATAAATTTACGTTCTATCCCTAGTCAGGGATTTCTATACAAGACCGAGCAACTAGCCAAGTACTATAAGATTTCCGATTCGGAGTTCAAAGTTGGGGAATCCTTTGATACGGTGGGCGACCACCAATTAGTTACCAAGTACGTTAGACCGGAGAGTAACAGCGGTCAACAGAACTTCAAGAAGAGCAAGATTCCCGCGTGGGTGAACAACACTCTAGGATATCTTCCTAAGCCTGTTCGCAGGATGGTTTATCCGCCTATTAAGTGGTACTATAAAGTGGACTCCCAAGAGGGGTTCAAATCCAGAATTGTCGAAGGGCAGTTTCATTACCATTATAAGACCGAGCATCTTGGCAAGAATATCTTCGCGCTGAATCCGGATGACAATATCACGATTACCCACAAGTGTCATGGTACATCCGCGATTTATGGGAACCTGCTTTGTAAGAGAAACCTGTCTCTTCTGGACAGATTATATAAGGCTTGTGGAAAAGCGGTAAAAGAAACCGAGTATAAATTGGTATACTCTTCCCGTTCCGTGGTCAAGAATCGTAAGGATGGAAGATACACGGACGATCTATGGGGTAAACATGCGGAAGAAGTGGAAGGTAGGATTCCAGAAGGATACACCGTATACGGTGAGATTGTTGGATGGGCGTCTTCCGGTAAAATGATTCAGAAGGATTACGACTATGGTATTACTAGAGGCGAGTCCGAGCTTTGGGTGTATAGAATCACCCATACCGATGCCGAAGGGGTGATCAAGGAATTATCTTGGAACACTATCGAACTGTTCTGTTCAGAGTTTGAGTTTAAGTCGGTCCCGGTCATTTGGAGCGGGTTACTTGGTAACGCCAAGGACGTTTTTCCTGATGTTGCCGTCGATGACAACTGGAAGGATAACTTCCTACATAAGCTCAAGGAAACTTACCTAGACAAACCATGTGCGTTCTGCACTACTAGCGTTGTAGGGGAGGGCATCGTGGTTAAGATCAACTCCAAGGAAGCTAAACCAGCGTTGAAGTTTAAAAGTCCAATGTTTAATATAAACGAGGGAAAACTTAGAGATGAAGAATATGAAGATATGGAAGATTTAAACTAATCTGTCCACTATATATAAAAAAGACTCTCCAGATGGTTAAATAACGTTATGGATGACGTGGAGTTTATCAAAAATAACTATGGGATTTTAGACAACGATGCTATCTCTAATAGAATAGGTATTCCGATTTGGAAGGTTCGTAGGTTGGGGTATAAACATATTCCGTTTGAAAGTAGATATAGAAGAGGTAAGTCTCCTCATTGTAGAGTTAAGCGTAAGTATAATTTAAATGATGATAGTTTTGCCTTATATACTCCGGGTTCTTGTTATTGGGCGGGGATGATGGCGGCAGACGGGAACATACGTAGCGGGAAACCTAACACATTTTCTATCGGCCTTAAAGAGTCTGATAAAGAGCATGTCGAAAAGTTTAAAAAGTGGTTAGAGTTCGAGGGGCCAGTTTCATATAATACATCTAGATACTTTTATCAGGGAGAGTTACAGATCAAACATTCTTATTCTATATGTGCCACATCTTTAAGAGTTGTCCACGACTTGGGTACCAATTTCGGTATAACCAGCCAAAAAAGTTTAACTATCACTCCTCCTATTCATATAGGAGATAATAATCATATTGACGCTTTTATAAAAGGATATATTGACGGAGACGGGTGTATTGGAACTGGTAGAAAAAATACTACGCGACTATCTATTATCGGAACACGCGAAATGGTCGATTGGATAAATCATAGATTTGAGTGTATAATAGGCAAGAGTCTTCCAGCGCCTCGAAAAAAACAAAATGTGTGGGTGATAGATTTTCGGAATAAGACATCAAGAACAATTTTAAAGCATTTATTCTCAATAGACACCCCAAGGTTGGAAAGGAAATGGAATTCCCAAATAAGAGATATAGTATTTGATTATAAAAAGAGTAGAAACTTTGAAAATTATAGAAGAATATTTGGCCTGATAAATAGCGGGGATACAAAAACTATGGTGGCCAAGAAGTTAAATGTCAGTCCATCGGCTATTTCATGGATTACAAAACAGGAGTATTATAAAAGCCTTGTTCGTGAAAGTGCGGATAGGGATAAAGGGGAAGTTGATATGGAGGAGGAGAGTTGAAAAAATCACGACTAATAAAAGCATTGGAGTCTTTCAATGACGATGATCACATTATTATTGGTGATGAGTTATCGGTGAGCGTTCCTGAAATAGAGGTTATATGTGGAGGGCGGCAAGACTATATGCCGTACTATTGTGTGTTGGCACCAAATCACGATGGAGACTGCTATTGTGGACATAAACACGTTCGTTTCAAACCTGACGTAAAATAAGTTATGGGTACTCCAAAGCTAGTAACAATTAGAACAACCTGCGGATGTGAAGGATGGGCGGGCTTTTTCGGCTATAATGAAAACGGCGATCAACCGGAATGTAACGCGGACGTCGTATTGGAGGTAGAGGAAGATTGTCTTTATGAAGAAGATGGAAGACTCTACTTGGCTTATGATGAGACTTGCCCGGTATGTGGGGGTAACTTGGTATGGCCCCAAGAGTGGGAGATAGTGAAGGAGTAATAATAAGGAAGTACTATGGATAGAATATACTGTGGTCATACAAAGTTGGTTTTCTATAGAAACCCCGACGGAAGGGTAGTTTGTTATTCTGATTCAGGAGACTCTCTCTCCTTATGGGTGGACACTGGTCATGACGTTCCGTATATAGTGAATAAACGGGCAAAAGTCCCAAGAGTGAAGTATAAATGTTGTTCGGTTTCACCGGAACCTTTATATGATCATTATTGGATGATGGAGACGCTCCGAAACAATCCCGTTCCCGAGTATAAACATCAGCCAAAATCATTTAGGTGGGATCTTGACTGAAGAGAGATAAACACTAGGATATGATATGACCATGACAACAACAAAAACTTGCTCACACCCCTTTCAGATAGACGGAGAACCGTGTGGAATGTGTGAGTTATTAGACACCACGCCTTCGGGCTTGAGAATGTACTTCTTCGTGATGTATAACCTGTCCGGTATCCAGAAGGGTATTCAAGCGGGTCATGCTGCCTTGGAATATGCTCGTAAGTATGGCCACCAAAAACAGTATCAGGAGTTTATAGACCTTGACAAGACTTTTATCCTGTTGGACGGGGGCGGTTCCCGGGACATGGTGACTAGGGTTCAGGAGTTGTTTGTACACGGCATACAACATGTCATTTTTAATGAACCCGATCTAAGCAATTCTATAAGCGCAATCGCGTTTATCGTTCCCGAGGTTATATACAACTTCGATGTTGACGCGTATTGTGAAGGCGATTTACGCTACTCCGAGGAAAATTACACCCTCTTTCAATACTTAAGATCCTTTAAATTGGCGAGCAACTAATATGTCCAGATTCAATCTCAACAACGGCGTTACCCATGAGAAGCATGGGGATGGACATGTCATTGCGACAGGAGATAGAGTATATGTTCGGTTCTTGTCCGGGGTGGTTGAGGTATGTTCGGAAGACGAGCTGATATCCAATCCCAAGATTGGTCTTACTAGGGATTTTAACAGGGGAAAGCGTCAATTCGGTGTTTTCTCCAAGAAAGGAAGTCGAAAATATGAGTGAAACTTATCAAATTATTACTGACGAACAAGCCCTTCGGGAGTACATCGAGTGGCTACCGGATTGTAAGGAAAACGAACAGTTTTATTGCTGTTTGTTCATGCGGAAGAAGTACTGTAAGGAGGTTCCGTGGATCAAAAGCGATAAAGGTCAGCTTAAACGCTTTACGAGTACTAAAGAGAAGCTTTTTGATAAGATCGCCCAATTGGAGTGTAAGGTAGGGGCATTCAAGTTCGACGGGAACGACGTTCCACAGGAATCCTTGGCCTTATACATCAGTCCCAATCCAAGAGACTTGTGGAAGGCCACAGTGCGTAGTATTGGGCAACTGGCGAAGGTACTGGAGTGTAATGGA